TTACTCCGTGCCCGACACATTGTACATCCAGTATTGCCCATCGAATTTGAATGTGTGGCACCAGCCAACAGCCCCGCCCAACCCAAACTGGGTTGAAATGGTGTACAACTGTCTTCCGAATATTTGCTTGCCTGCCAACTGTGGGTTGACAAATACGGCTCCTCCTCCGACACGCTTTATGATGATCTCACGGCCACGGTGCGGGTCTGTAGGCAGGTTGATGCCGATCTGGCCGCTGTTGTAGGTGGTTATAAAGTGATCGGTATCTGAAACGGTGTAATTGGAGCTAACTTGCCTTGTACCTGTGGCCAACGCCCCGTTCAGTTCTAGCCCACGTCCGCTGCCTACGGAATTCCCTGTAAGACCGTCCCTCTGTCCGATCTGAACCGTGCCGCCGAAATAGGCAGCAAGCCCACCCGCTACACCAACTAGCCCCACAACGCCCGCATTTAGGCCGTCATACAGCCGCCTGCAAATTCCTATCAAACTCCCGAAAACCGTGTTACCAACCCCCGTAGAAGCATTGACCCCTGAGGCATTTGAAAGCACCCCGTTGCCTGAAACCCTCGTCACGTCATCATTGCTTGTACCCGGGATATACTTAGTAAACCTCAGACCACCTACCGGACCGCCCCCATTCGGATCACTTTCAAATTCATCGGAAAGCTCCACGGAAAGAAAATCCTGTTGGTTCCAGAACCTCATTCTATTGTTTGCACCATCGATCAGCAGACGTCTACCGCTTTCTGAAGTCCGCACAAAACGAACCCCCAAATTTTCGATATAAGCCAGTTCAGCCAATAGCAAGCCAGTGGCCACACTCTCCAGCGAAGCCCCGAACACATTCCACCTTGCCGTATTGGTCGGAACTACATTGGAGAAACTGCCTGCATCCGTCCTAGTCACATAATACTGGTCATTGTGCTTCACACATTCCACCCTTGTGGCTGAACCCATATATATCGCCGAACTGCTATAATTTCCCCTGTAGGTGACAAACGGACCTCTTGGGCCCTGTGGGCCTGTGTCGCCTCGGTCCCCCTTGTCTCCTTTATCCCCTGTATCTCCTTTGTCACCTTTTACCCCTCGATCACCCTGATCACCCTTGTCTCCTTTGTCTCCTGCATCACCCTGTACGCCCTTTGCTCTCACAGGCACACCCCATTGCCCCCTAAGATTACCCTCATCATCCTTGATGCCCGAAGTCATCCAGAGATACTCCAAAGCGCCAACCTCAGGTTGTGCAACTGTCCAGCCCAAAGGCTCATTTTCGGCATAATCCAAAGTAGGCGGTGAAGTGGTGCTGCCGTTTTTGGCAAAACGAAACTCAGTATAATCAGCGGTCACCCCCTGACGGCCTGTAAGCCTTGTAGGACCACTCCAACCCGTCCAGTTGCCTTCTCCATCCAGTATCTCGGATATCACCCAGACAAATTCAGGCGCAATGCCGAAATGAAATCTATTACCGTTTTCATCCTCTATGATATTCCCGTCATTGTCTCCTAGGAAAATATACCCGTCCGATTGCGGAATGGTCAAGGTCCAGTTTGGCGGGTTGGCGGTGTTGGATTGCAGGGAAGGCGCATCGGTAGCGCTTTCGCCTACCCTGAACATGAGCCTTCCGGCACTTCTACCGTCTTCGCCTTTCGGCCCACGGATGGGGCCTACGTTGTTCCAGTTTGAGCCGTCCCATGTCCAGCCATCCCCTGCAATAATGTAGGTGTCACCATCGACATTTCCACTTGAGGGCAATTGTCCAGTACTGGTAAGTGTCCCTTTGAACTGAATACCCGTGCCGTCCTGACCCTTTAGCGCTTTGGCCTGCCATTGGCCCGGGTTGAGGCTTGGCTTTCTGTTTGAATTTGGCGTGTCATCGATATACCTCCAAGTACTTCCTTCATCCGTCACCTCATCGCCTTTGTAATAAGTCACGCTTGGGTTATAGGCTCCACGGAAAACGCCTATCATTTCGGATGCCCCCCCTTGGTTTTGCACCAATACGCCACGTAGGGTCAATGCATCTTGGTTGGTCACGTTCCAATCCAAAGCGCTGGAATTGTCGCCTATCCTGAACTGGTTTTGAACGAGGTCGAAATAGTTCAGGCCATTGAGCGACTTTATCCGACCAGTTGTAATGGTGTCGCCATTGATGAAGGTCATGCCATGGGTTAATGCAATATCCCGCCTGCCTTCCGAAACCGCATAAAGCACCCCTATGGAAAACCAATAGAAACCCGCTTCATGTTCGGCTGTGAGTTGCTGGGTGGACAATTCCCAAGTGCCTGTCAGCTGGGTTATACTACACCTTGCATAAATGTAATAGAGGCTCGCATTCTGCAAACCTGTGAAGCTCCTTGCATCCATTGCCCAGGTAAAGCCCAAGCCTTCTATTTCCAGCTCCAAGTGATTCAGCTGCCCTGCGCTGACCTGCAACTGTGCCGGATTGCCGTTCCAGTTTGGCTGAAAGCGGACACCAGCAAGTTGGAAGTTGCTTGATTTGGCTCCCACGGAAAGCATCATCGTCTCAATGCTCAGGGGCTTGATGTTTTCGGGATCGAAATAACCATCAGCATCAAATACCGATTGCTGAAGCTCCCTGAAACGTGAGGCGTTTTGCCTTGCCAGCTCAACAGCTCTACGGTCAACCGATCTGATTACTTTCTGATTGTTGACCGTCTGCTGTATCAGCTTTTCCTGCACGGTGTAAGGAACAGTCTCGGATATGGTAGCAGTGATTTGCTCAGGACGTGAAAGGGGAAAGGAAAGCTCGCTTATCCTGATTACCGCATCAAGCCCTAATCGGGCATCCAAAACCCGCACACGGTCACCTACCTTGAGACTGATGTTGATGAGCTTGACAAGCAAAGGGTCAATGCTCAGCCCATAAGTCACCTGCGGAACGCTGTTCTGGTTCAACAGCTCCTGTGTCGCATCCTGAACCCTTTGTTCCGCATCCTCAATATAGCTTTCCGGCATACGGATATCCACCAGCTTGTACCTGTCATTTAGAAGGGCGGTTCTTGTCTCGTTTGGCAAAACATAACCATCATCCTCCTGAAATGGACTGAAATAGATTGTCCTAGTCGCATGGTCATAGCGATAGACCTCAAATTCATTACCTGCCAATGAGCCCGTGGTAAATACTATTTTTGCGGGGGCATGTTCAAAAAGGTAATTATTGATGTCAAAATCTAGGGAGGTATCCGTGATTTGTAAAGGATCTTCCTCATTGATGGATGTCACGATTCCAGTTCTTTCAGGGAAAATATCCTCAAATATCACTGAACCTTCCCGAATGCCGTACAGGTCTATGTTCCTTTCAAGGTATTTGCCCTCAAAGGTCACCCGATTGGCACCGTTCCGATAGTTGAAATCAATGTTTTTCGACCCTCCAAAACCGTAAAGCCTTGTCACCAAATTGGCATCCGAAATATTCTGTCTAGTTAGGCTGTAAAGTCCATTGCCTTTGCCATACTCAAACACCAAAGTGGTGTCGTTGCCTACCAGCTTCACCAAGTCAATAACACGCCCTGCAAGACGGTATTCCAAACCGAATTCCTGTGCTATCTTGGTTAATGCCACACGGCAAGACTCGGAGGTGAAGGAAATCAGCTTGCCTTCAGTCTCTTCTACCTGCCCGACCTGCCAGCCTGTCTTGATCTGGTTGATGTTGCCGACAAGCAGCAAAAGAAAGTCCTCAGCGGTTCCGAAATAGGAGAAATCAGCCTCGCCCTCGTGCATGATGATCTTGTCATACAGGCCATAGATTTCGCCCTCAAATACGGGATTGTATTCGATTTTGTTTTTGGCGTGGACTGTGGCTTCAGGCACCTGATTAAGGTAGAATTTCTCTGCACCCACCTCAATGTAATCACCCAACTGGAAGTCAATGGGAGCGGACACAAAGACCTGAACGGTCACTTTGTGCTCACCTAACAACTGGTGGTTGAACACGCTCTGTTGGTCCAGCTTTAGGGTGGTTATGATATTGCTATTTCGGAAAATGCTAAGGTTCATATTCCAAGTTTTTCTTTTATCAGGTTTAATTCACCTTTCAGTCTATTATTTTCCTCTTTCAGTTCTTGAACGGATTTAATTAAGAGACCTGTCATGGTTACACTGTTGTAAAAATCATCATGGGTTTTAACCTCACCCTTAATAGTTTTGAAATTATCTTTGTCGATAAATTCTTTTCTATCATCATCTTTTTTCTTTAATTTAATCTCCTCAGGAGCATCAGAATCCAATAAAAATCCAATACATCCTTTAACCCCTTTATGTGGGGTTGCCCAGCCATCCAAATCATCTTTGTAGTCAAACTTTTTGATCTTCAGTTTTTGAAGGATATCTAATGCGGAATCACTAAACTCTTCAATGTTTTCCTTGAACTTTGGAGATGATCCTGGGTCTGATAAATTACCGTTATGCCAAACAGTTCGAACATTCCCCCAACCTGATTCGCGAGACGTCCGAAACTGTAAAAAATCTGTATCATTAGCCATCCAAATTTGAGCTGAACGTGTAGATGAGTAATTTACATGAATACCCATTCCCGCAAAGTCAAAGGGTGAATTTACTCCTGTTGCTCGAAAAAAACGACACCCCTGAGCAAAATTATTAGAATCACTCATTGAGGAGTTAGTTAAACCCTGTGACCCTAAACCGAAATCACCTTGCTTTAGGAAGGATAGAATGCCGTTAAGGTCATTTACATCTATATACTCCCCGTTTCCGTTGTCCACGTTTCCGATGAGAAGTTTGTCATTTGTCTTGATGCCGAGCCTGCGCTGCATGCCCGACCAGAATCTTAATACTGCCATATTGTTAGTCTATTTGAAATGTTTGTGTTGGGTAGTCGTCGAGGAGGGAGAGGGTGAATGTGGCGACCACATCACCAGCCAGCCCGCCCGAAAACTCAAAATCACTCATGGCCCTGTACAGTAGTTTCCACCGCTGGCCCAATTCCATGTTATCAAGGTTTATCCGCTGGCCACTCATCAGTTGAGCCTTCAGAGCCGCCAGCTTCACACGGAAATCAGCCAAGCCCTTCCCCCAGAGAAATACAGGCAGTTCCAGTTCCCTGGACTCATAATACACCTGCGAAAGGTCCCTATCCGTCCCGTCCTCATCCTCCCAGCTGAAGGAATACCCCTCCTTTGCCTCCGGAGCCTTAAGCAGCTCCTCCAAAGTCCCGTCCTTGAAGTACAGCCCATAAGCCTGTATGGCATCATTGCCGTTTATTCTGTATATCATATTCCGAAGTCTCTACTTGTTTGGTCTTTTTTGGTGTTTTTGGCGATGGTTTTTAGCTCTGTTACAGCTCCTCTCAACTCCACCACCGTAGCGGCCGTATTGGCCTCTATCATGGCTGAGTGTTGCATCATTTTCATAGTGGCGTCAAAGTGCTGTTTTTCGACCATGAACCGCTTTTCGTTTAGCTCAAGGTTACGTTTGGATAGATCGTAATCGGCTCTTTTGAGTCCTGCTAATTCACTGGCTGTGGCCTCTGTCATCTCACGCCTGATCGCACCCTGTAGGCCTCTTTGTTGGGAACTCTCTGCATTACTCAGGTCAACCCCGGTTATTTCTTCAACCTGCTTCCAGTACTCAGCCGCATCTTTTCCTATCCCTTCATACATAGCCCTCAGCTCATTGATTTCGGCCTCTGTTGGGGTGCCCTCGTTCATCATCCTTGCGAGCTCCTCATAAAAGGGCTGCATGGCCTCCTCCATGTATTGGTAGCGGAAGGTATTTTGAATGGCACGCCTCATTATTTCTTCAAAGGAATCCCCAAAATCCTGAGCAGCCATTTTGCCGTTTCTAAACAAATCGGTCATGGCATCGGAAAGGCCCGCATTGTTGGTGCCTGTCAGCATCTCATTGAGTTGACGCTGTAAATCCTCTACATCAAGCCCAACTGATTCAAGCTCCTCCCTTAAAGCCTTCAGTGCCTCAAAATCTGCTTTGGCCTGACCTTCAAGTCTGCCCTCCATGTACAGCTTTTCCAGCCGCTCATAATCCGACCCTGCAAGGGAGGCCATGATATCCCAAGTCTTGGCCGATCTGAACCAAGTACCATGTTTATAGCCCTGCCCCTCTACAAACTCCTGCCCCTGCAGGGCTGAAAAAATCTTATTATAAGCCTCCTCAATTTCGGGAGCCTGGAATTTCAAAAGCTCCAGCTGTTTGATAAGGGCATTGTACGCCGTCTCACCTCTACCAGCTTGGTCCATTTCCCTTTGCCTCATGAGGGCTTGATATTGCATCTCACCCTTTATCGCATCATCATAGAATTTTTGGATTTCCTCTCTTGCCGCCCTGTTTTCATCCTTGGTACGGCTACTAATTGTAAAGAGCTTTGCCGCTGTATTGAATAGCCCGGTGATTCCAGCAATCAGAGCGGTAGGGTCTCCTGTTAAGGCACCTTCCAAAACATTTAGATTAGCCTGTACATACTCGCCGTACACAGTCATCATGTTGGCGGTTTTCTGCAAGCTTTGCCCCAGCTCATTGTTTATGCCCCTAAGTGATCGGGATATCTCATTGAATCCTCTGGAAGCCTCAAACAGGGAATTGGCGGATCGGTCAATGATGGCCTGTTTGGAATCTGCCAATCTTTTTTCCACATCAGTAATCATGGTCTCACTGATGGCGCCAGCTTCTATCAGCTCATTCAGAAGGTTTTCGCTTTCCTGAATAACCCTCCTGATAGCCATCACGCCCATTCTTTCCACCCCGCCAAAAAGATCCTGAAACAATCCCAGTGATTTGATTTGCTGATCCTTGAGGTTAGCCATTTGCTCCCTATGCCTCGCCTTGGCAATCTCCGCCTTGTCATATTCCCCAGCCTCTAATAAAAGGGTCAATTCATCTTGAAACCGTTTTTCCTCAGCCAAGAATTTCTCTTGAAAAGTCTGGTTGTCCTTTAGGGCTTGGTCATAGCCCTGCCTCCTTCTTTCCTCATCCTTTCTCTCATAAGCCTCCCTTTCGGAAATCAAAAATTCAAACCTTTCTTTTTCAGGCCCGGACATTTCAGTTTTCATGGCCAGCTGATCATATTCGGCCTGAATCAGGTCAATATATCTTGTAGCCGTGTCCAGCTCCTGGCCATATCGTTCATTTGCACGTTCCCTTCCTACCTCAGCCTTATAAGCCTCATACTCTTCATAAAGCTTCCTTCTTTCCTCCAGCTCCTTGGTAAGCACCTTGGTTTCCTGCCTATACAGCAGGTCGCTTTCGGCTTGCGTCTGCACCTCATCCAGCCCGGTAAGGTCTATCCTTGCCTCCTTGTTTTTTGGGTCGGCATTGAACCGCTCCACCAGCTCCCGGGCTTTGGCAAACTTGTCACGCAAAGCCTGTAGCTCCTCCTCATCCTTGGTCAGGGATTTACGGGCATACTCGGCATCCAATGCGTCAAGCTTATCCATAAGGGTTTGACGCTTCTGTAAAATGGAATCACCCTCTACATTTTTCTTGTTTGGGTTTTTGGGATCGAAAATGTTCAGGCCAGTTCCAGCGGCAAGCCTCTGGAAACCTGTAATGATTTCCTCAAATTCTTTTGCCTCCTTTTCGGCGGCTGAGTTAAGTTCTTGTAATTGAAAAGTAATGGTATTTACAAGGTTATCAGCTGAAGACCTGTTGGAGCTGGCACCAGTTCCGGACATCTTCAATTTCCCCTGCATTTGCTTGGCTTGGTTTTCTTGAGCTTCAATTAGCTTTTGCTCAAGCTCAAATCTCTTTTGCTCACGCTCGACCATCTTCTCGGCGGCCTGATCGGCGGCCACTTTGGCGGCGGCCTTATACATGACCATTTGCACATACCTATCCGCATTGTCGATAAGCTTTTGCTCTACCTCATTAAGTGAAGTCACCTGACCCACTACCTGACCAATGCCCTCATTGTATTGCTCAATCACATCCTTAGCGGCTACCATTCCCTCTTTGGCCAGCTGTATGTTTGCCTTTAGGGTTGATAGCTCGGTGATGGATTTCTTGTAATCAGTGGATTCCACGGACTTTGCCAAGGCATCCTGACTAATTTTAAGAGCGTTCAATGCATCCTTACCGGAAAACAATCCCCTAAGCCATTCCCCAATTTCCTTTCGGTACATCGCAATTATGGCAATACCCGCCATCAGGGCAGTTTGCCAACTCAATATGCCGGACACCACCTGTTTGAATACCGATGGGGTATTTTGCCCCTCTGCATTCAGCTTTTGGGTTTCGGCGCTCATCCTGCCGATTTCCTCGACCATGGAGGGTAGATTGGAAGCCAGCCCCGTCAAGCCCATTGATGCGGAATGGGCAAAGGAGGTGAAGTTTCGACTTACCCGTGTCACCGAGCCATCCAGCTTGTTAAAATTCACCTCCTGATTACCAAGGGTTTTCCCTTGGTTGGCTATTTCGGCTGTAGTGGCTTTGAGGTTTGCCCGTAGTTCTACCTCCTTGGCCGCTAAAGCCGCCTGAGCCTTGGTAAAATCGTTGGCTTTGATTTCCCCTTCCTGAAACCTTGTGTTAAGGTCTTTTTGGGCTGCACTTACTTCTTTCAGTGCCTCCTTATTGTTGATGAGTTGTAATAAAAGCCTTTTGGATTCTGCATCCAAGTTCTTGTAGGCGTTGGTGCCTTCCTCCAGCAAGCCCCGGTATTGGTCAGATACGGCAGAAAGCAGGGTATTCCTTTCCTGCAACACTTGGTTTTCGGTAGCGGAACCTGTGCCTTGCTGATCGGGTGCTTTGCCCTCGAGGGCGTTGCGGAGCTGGGTTTCGGTAGCGGATAGTTTGGCTAGGGATTTTTCGTATTCTTCAGCTCCGATTTTACCGGAGCGGTAAAATTCCTCCAGCTGGGATTTGATGGCAATCAGTTTCTCCAGCTGTTCACGTGCCTTGTCTATTCCCAGTGAAGAAGCTAGGGCACCCGTCATGCCCGAGCCCTGCACTGATTTTTTGTAAGCTTCCACCTCTTTGGCGGAATCGGAAAACAGCACGCCCATCTTTTGGCTCACCGCCTGGGCGGATTTTTCGGCCGATGCCTCTACTCCTTGGATTTCGGCCTTTACTTTGGCCGCTTCGGCTTTCGCCTCCTCGGAGTTGATTAAAAACTGTACGGATATAGGCTCGAAGTTTTCCATTTTGCTTTATAGGCCAAAGAGGCCGTCAAGGTCTTTTTTACTTGCTTTTCTTACTATTTTGTCGGCTTTCACAAAACCCGGTTGGTCTGCTATCATCAGCATGATTTGCGCTCGAGGCACCTTCCAAAGTACCTCATGCATGGTCCAGCCAAACAGCTTGCAGACTTGGTAATGAAAGCCAAAAGGGCTATGCATGCCAGTAGCTTTTAACTCCCTTTCTCCTGATGACCCAGATTCGGCAACGTAATCCTCATTAGGCTTACCGATTTGGTAGTAATCATAAAATCCTGTACACCGCCGTGGATGAGTAATACCATGGCAATGGTATAGATATCGGCCGATTTGGCGTGCCACTTGAGATACCACGCCAACGGGCGGGTAAAGAGCTTGCCAGCCCAATAGCCGTTTAGCCAGGCACAGGCCACAGCCTTGTTAAGCTTGTCACCATGCCGCACCTTGATGGCCAAGGCATCCTCTGTACTGATGTCGGTAAGGTCATCTATTTGGAGACCTGTAGACAGGTAGTAGCTGGCCACTCGGGTAAGGGTGCCGTCATAGGGGGCGGTGACCCTCAGGGAGATTTCTTTTTTGCCTATCCACCGTAGAAAAAAAGGAGCGCGCATTGGCAATCGCACGCCCCTTTTTAAAATCAAGTCGGCGGCTAGTTTTTCTTTAGCCGGGTTTTCCATTAGGCCGGGTTACGCTTGTAGGTTGAGGACAACCCTGCAACAAGTGGTTGCTGTGGCTTTACCTGAATCTGGATCATGGTCATACCCACCTTGGTAGGAGCCGGGATGAGCTTACCCATCACTTTACCCCTACGGATGCCATAAGTCGAACCATCCTCCAATTCAAATTCAAAGGCCATTTCGATGTCTTCAGCCGTGTCTCCTTCGTTCCATTCGTCTGGCTCACCCTCTACAGATACTACCGTACCGCCAAGGTACTTGTGGCAGTTGGCCGCTGAGGTGTCCATAAGGGAAAGGGCTAGGTTCTTAGCACCTTTCCTCTGCACGGAAATGATAGGATCATCTTTCAGCTCTGCCGGGTGATCCGTTACCGTTGGATCATCTTGGGTAAAGGTGATGGTATCTCTATAGATTTCTCCCACATCTTCCAACTCCACCGCCAAACCCGTCACAGGGTCGATAAGGCTTGCTTTTACGGAGCGCACCCCGTATGAAAATACTTTTGTTGCCATTGCTTATTATTGGTTAGATTGATTTTCCTTTTCGGCAGCTTCAATAGCCGCTTTCAGATTCTCCAGCTTGATGTTATGGGCTGGCTTCTTTCCAGTCAATTCCTGGAACCTTGCTGACAAAGCCTCACGCTCATCAACTTCTTTGCTTTCCTCCTTTGGGGATTCTTCGTCCTTTGGAGTCTCATCCGCTGGAGTTTCACCTGCTGGAGCTTCGTCCTTTGGAGCCTCATCCGCTGGGGCTTCATCCTTTGGCGTTTCGTCCTTTGGAGTCTCATCCGCATTGATGGTCAGGGTTGCACCTTTTACAGCGTCACCCGTTTCGGTCTCCTCCGTTTCCTTTGCTTTCACAAAAGCCTCTACCAACCGTCTGGTATAGTGACCCACTTTCTGATCCTTCAAGGTCTGTCCATGGGAATCGGCCTGATGCGCTGTAAAGAATGCCCTGTCATCTGAAGTCATAAATACCTCATCTTGCTTGGGGTATGTGGCGAATATTACTTTCAGCTTATCCGCCCTTGTATTGTGTTTTGCCATCTTTTAAAAGAGTTTAAAAGGGTTTTTAACTTTATTTAAAACTCGCAGTACTCCGACTGCTACAGACCCTAGGGCCAAGAGGTACACCCACCATGGGAGCCTCCAACTTTTGCGGGTAACCTTGGAATCCTCTGACCGCTCCGACCAGTTATGTGAGTAGGTTTCCCCGCTTTTTTCGCTCGAGAGCGTGGACCGTGCAACGGGCTTGGCCTTTGCCCGATAGGTTACGCCCTCATCCGTAATACTCAGCTCCAGTTCCATTCCTCCGCTTTGGGTTCTGATCACCTGAGGGATTTCAGAAAGCGGTTTTAAGGGGTAGTCACCTTTCAGAATGTCTCCGAAATATTCGGTATCTATTCGGGTATTTTCCCTCGCTACTTCAATCAGGCTCTTTTCCTCCTGATCATGGGTAGAGACTACCCTAGTAGAAGTACACCCGCCAAGAGCTAAGGCCACTGCCAGACCAAAGCAACCTGAACCTATAATGAGTATTCGCTTTGTCTCCATACCAGTTTTTTAGATTGCATGGCCACCTTACCGGTGATCCACTTGTATTCTGGGATTGCACAAAAGCTCGGACAGTCCTTAATCCGCTCCCATGGATCTATTACACCATTGCCGTTTTTGTCCGGACTTGCGTCACGGTGTCCGGCAATCTTGATATGCTCAATGGACTGGTGCTTTTTCAGGACCTCCATTACCTCGTTGATTACATAGAGGATGGAAGCCTTTTGCTCATCCGTGCGGGTGTCCACCGCCTTATTCACGTTCTTTCTATCCACACCGCCTTGATAGGCTATGTGTATAGAATTACTGTTGAATCCCTGCACCCCATTACTCACCCGGTCTATCGGCATCAATGGCTCAATGGTGCCATCCGTATAAATAAAGAAGTGGTAACCGTCATTTTTCCAGCCTGGGCCTTGGGGCTTTGGTGTTCTCCACCATCTTCTGATTGCGGCCACATCGCCAAATCCCGCTGTACAATGAATAAAGATGTTGTCTATCTGTCTCATAGGTTCCAAAAGGAATTTACTTTCTTCTGTAGTGCTGAAATCCAATGCGTTTTTTCCTTTCCATGTAGCTCCGAGATGTTTTCCGAAATACTTACTATCAGCTCAAGCACCGTCTGTATCACGAAAAAGACATGCATCCAATCCAGTATGACAGCGGCAGTTTCATTGCCCTGAAATTTATAGCTGGAGGCCATTACGTGAGTGAGAGAAATACAAAGGAGATAGCCAGTAGTCTTGATGGAAAAGCGGCTGAGCTTATTGGATTCAAAAGGCTCTTTTTTCTTTCGGGAATTGACTATTCCCGATATCAATTCAAAGGCAAAGGCAACCAGCAACACGCCAAACGCCAAGGCATCCAATCCGAATATCCGCACCACCAACACACTCAAGGAGCTGACTGATAGGGTAAGGGTAGTGATGCCGCTATACTTCAGGCTGGGAGTGAGACTGACGGCAAATTCCGTCAGACTCCCATACCCAAAGCTGGCCAATAATTTGCCCGCCCACATCGATTAGACAGTTGGGGTTTGTCTCAGCAATGCCACACCTTCATAACCTGCCCTTCTGGCTCTGGAACCAGACCTTGCTAGGAAGGAATACAGGTCACCGTAATAGGTAGGGTCTCCAATGGTCTGGAAGGCCTTTACCCCAGACCAAGCGAATTCCACAGCGTTCTCATACCAGAACAATGCGGCATCGCAATGGTCGGTGTCGCCTACCTCTCCCGGAGCGATGATGCCACCGTCACCATCAGTCCTCAACACCGTGCTTCTGGATTCGATATTCCACCCCTGTACCTTGTACATGATACCTCTCCTTCTTTCCTCCTCAGTCACTGCCGCCATATAGGTAGCCGTTATCAATGAGTCAGCAGGGAACAAATCAGCCTCCATTTGAGGAGTCAAAAGCGCATGCATTTTACCTTCAAACCATCTACCTTCATTCTTGAACTTGGTAGCCATTCTTTGAAGGTCAACCAATGCCGCTTTTTTCCTTTCACCCGTGGCACCCGTAGCCGTAGCCGCAGACGCATCACCGGAGGTCAACAGGATATTTTTACTAGGTAGGGTGGTAGCTCCATAAACCCCGTACACAGGGCTGTTCACCCAGTTATACAAAGTTTCCTCCGCTACTACTTCCACCAACTTGTCGTTGTCTTCACCAAGTACGGAACTACGCTTATCATAAGTCAGCTCCTTGGTGTCTGCATCTGGAATTACTACAGGATCGGTGGTAAACTCATCGATTACATACACGATATCCGTATCATTCCTTTTGCGAACAGCGGCAGGCAGGTTGGCTCTATTCTTGACCACGTTACCAGAACCTCCGGACTGAGGGATATGCACCACTTTACCGCCTATGACATACTCATCCGCATTGAAGGATTTCCGCATAAAGGTATTTTTCTTGAAAATCTCCTCCTCGATATGGTTTTGCCATATCTCTACGGTTATGGCCATAAAGGCCGTGTCCTTGACAAGCTGGGGAGCTACCAAGGGCAGTACCACGCCTGCGGTCATTACAGTACCTGCTACCGCATAGGCATTGAGGCCAAGGTAGGTTTGTGCGGCCGCTCCGATGAACATTGCCATCACTACATTAAATAGGAATTTGATCCACTTCATTTGATTATAAAATTTAGGTTGATGATTCTTTGAAAGGTTGTTTTAAAAGCTTTTAAAAGGTGCTTTTAACCCGGATAGTCTTTTTTGAATTTTTCTTTATACTTGGCCTTAAAGAGGTCGAAGTTTTCAGCCTTCAGCTGGATAAGCACCCCGCTTTTGTCCATTTCGCTCCAGCTCAATTTTTCATATTGAGAGCTGTTGTCTGCCTTGCTTTGGTTTACTTGCTCCTTTACAGAGGGAGCGGAGGCAATACCGTCTAGGATAGCCTTGGTAGTGTCAAAGTCAGTAGCGGCCAACTTTACAAAATGGGCTTTCTGATCGGCGGTGATTTTTCTGGCCGTTACGGCACCGTCCACCAAAGCGGTAATCTTAGCCTCAGAAGCCAGCTTGATTTGAGTATCAAGTTTTTCCTGTACTTCGGTAACCTTTTGCTCAGCTTCGCTTTTCTCGGTGGTCAAAGTGTCTATGGTGGTCTTTTGCGTGTCCGCTAGCGTCACCAGCTCTTGGATTTTGGCCTGTACTTCCTCAGGCTTGGCGTCAGCGGCTAGCCCGATGATAGGCAATACAGCATCAGCCGATAATTGAATTAGCTTCATGTTATTGGAAATTTGAGTTAGAAAATCTTGGGAAAGGGTGATGAGGTTTTCATTCTCATCGTATAGAGCCACGGCCAAGGCCTCAGGATTACAGCCGATATCCGCTAGGGATATCTCCACCATCTTAGACCTCCAAAGCCATACTTTGCCGTCCAGGTTACGCCACTCTATGGGAACCAACCCGGCAGAGGCCATCCGTAGGGTTCCATTCTCGACTTTGTTCATGATGGACACTGCAAACGTGTCAGTTGTGTCGAATGCCGGAACACCGGAAAGCTTGCCGTCATTGATTTCCAAATCCAAAAAGTTACCCAAGGGCAATATCTCATCCCTACTTACGCCCTTTGGCCGCTGGTGCATCCAGAGCATTAAGGGATTCAATACATAGGCGCTCAGGTCTATGCCTTCTGTTCTCACAGAGAAATCCTTAATGTTTTCCGCTTCAGTGGAGATGGTAAACCGCTTGGTACTTTTCTTTAGTGTCATGTGCTGTTGGGCTTTTTATCGCTCGGTATGACACAAAGGAAAAGCGGTTTTTTCGCCCCTGAAAATCAGCTATTTCTAAGCTTGCACTTACTGCTAGCTTAAGCTTACACTTACTGCTAGCTTAGAAAATCACAATTTTCCAAAGCCCTATATATAGCGCACTTTTGGGGTATATGGCAACAAAAGGACTTACCAACGCACAAAAAAAGGACTGGGCAAAGACCCTAATCACAAAGGAAAAGCTTACCCAAAAGGAAGCCGCTTTGAAAGTCGGTGTATCTCCCCAGACCATGAACAAATGGTATAAAGAGGAAGGCTGGGAAAAGCTACAGCGCAATTTCCTGCTGACACGAGAGGAGCAAATGAGCCTGCTCTTAGAGGAGCTGGTTGAAATCAATGAGTTCGTCAAAACCAAAGAGGCGGGGCAAAGATTTGCGGACAGCAAATTGGGAGACGTAAGGCGTAAACTGGTAAAGGACATCAAGGAGCTGGAAACCTCAGCCGCCTTGCCCGAAATCATACACGCCTGTACCCAACTGCTGGAATTTATCCGAAAGGTGGATTTAGAAAAGGCTCAGGAGCTGAGCAGATATGTTGATGCATTTATCAAATCAAAGCTATGAGCCAAACTACCGTAAGACAGGCCGCTAACGATTGGGATAAATACATACGTGACCTCCAGCGGTCGACAGTCGTAGACCAATCCGAATCCCAGGAGGAAAAGCTAAAGCGGATCAAGAGGCTAGAGGCCAATGATGAGGAATGGTTTAAATACTATTTCCCCAACTACTATTCCTCCGAGCCTGCCGCCTTCCATAAAGCCAGTACCAAAAGGATCATGAACAATCCCGAATGGTACGAGGTACGGGCATGGTCTAGGGAGCTGGCCAAGTCCGCACGTACGATGATGGAAGTGATTAAGCTGGCCATGACCAAAAAGAAAAGGTCTGTATTGCTTATTTCAGCCTCTAAAGAAGCGGCTACCAACCTTCTAAAACCTTACAAATTAAACTTTGAGAATAACAACAGGCTCATAAACGATTATGGCAATCAAGAGACCTATGGTTTTTGGGAGGAGTCCAAGTTTATGACCAAGATGGGATGCTCCTTTGTTGCCATCGGTGCAGGTCAATCCCCGAGAGGTTTCAGGAATGAAGAGGTAAGACCTGATGTGGTTTTGATGGATGATTTTGATACCGATCAGGATTGCCGTAATTCTGAAATAGTAGACAATAAGTGGGAGTGGTTCGAGCAGGCTGTATATGCCACACGGTCTATTTCTAAACCCATGCTGGTGATATTCTGCGGTAACATCATAGCGGAAAACTGCTGTATCAAAAAGGCCATCAAAATGGCCGATCACCACAGTGTCGTAAACATCCGAAACAAGGACGGCAAATCATCATGGCCTCAGAAAAACACCGAGGCAATGATTGATAGGGTGCTATCAAAGATTAGCTGGGCTTCCGCACAAAAAGAGTACTTCAATACACCCATCATTAAAGGGAAAGTATTCAAGAAAATCCACTATGGAAAAATGAGGCCGCTAAGGGAATACAAATTCCTAGTGGCCTATACAGATCCATCCTATAAAAAACGGGGTGATTACAAAGCCACTGTTTTAATAGGAAAATGGAGGGATGAATACCATGTGATCAAAATCTATTGTGATCAGGTCACCACTTCCGAAATGCTCGACTGGAATTACGAAATAATGAAGTGGGTAAATGGTGCGGTACCTGTCTATTTCTATATAGAGTGGCCATGGATAGATGAAAGCTTAAAAATGGAAATCAAGGAAGCCAACAAACGTCATGGCATTTCCATACACCCTAAACCTGATGAGCGTACCAAGCCTGATAAATATCACAGGATAGAGTCAGCCCTTGAACCGCTCAACAGAATGGTAAAACTAATCTTTAATGAAGCCGAGAAAGAAACCCATCACATGTGTAACATGGAAGGCCAGTTTTTAGCCCTGTCACCAACCAGCAAAGCAAATGATGACGGACCGGATGCAGTGGAAGGTGGTAAATGGGTAGTAGACCAAAAGACCGTTTCTGACTCCTCGCAGATCGACACTATTGAAAATTACAAAGTCAATTCTAAACGCTACTAATATGCTATTAAAAGAAGATTTCAATACACATCTATATGATGAGCTGATACAGGCTATCAGTCGGGAGGATGATGCTAAGCTAGACAAGGCCATCCAAGCCGCCGAAGGGCAGGCCAAGGGTTACCTTTCCCGATTTGACATTGACGCCCTTTTCTCCACCGAGGGGGAGGATAGAGATGAAATGCTATTGATGCACCTGAAGGACCTTGCTGTTTGGCATTTCATCACCATTGCCAATCCGAACATCAATATTCAGCTTGCTAAGGAAAGGTTTGATGACGCTATTAAAGAGCTGGGAAAGATTCAAGCGGGTAAAGTCGTACCCTACAATTGGCCCACGGCTACTAACCCCGAGAGTAACGGTTTTTTATTTCATTTTAAATCCAAGCCAAAACGGGAGACCAGCTATTAAAACCTTTTAAACGCTTTTAAAAATGCAAAGAAACAAAGATTTAACCAGCTCCAGAAAGGTTAAAAAGAACCCGGGAGGAGCGCCCATAAGTATAGTCAATCAACAAATTGACATCCGTCCTTTCGGAAGGCGTGAACAAGACGTTCCGAGCTGGAGAAATGCTCACAAATCAGCCGAGAGTATAATTCCCCGCAGGATATTGCTATATGACCTTTACGCTGATGTAGACTTAGATCCACATGTCGAGGCCGTCACTGGAAAAAGACGTGACGCTGTCACTACGGCCAACTGGCAGTTTGTAGGGAAGGATGGTAAACCCGTTGATGCCATCAATGAAGTAGTAGACAGTGTCGGTTTTGAGGAAATGCTACAGGAGATTATAAATTCCAAATTTTGGGGCTACTCCATATTAGAACCTACATTTTTTAAAGACTTTAATGGAAGATGGGAAATGGCGGCAAACCTTATCAATAGGTTAAATTACCGCCCAGAAATTGGGGTAGTGGCCAAGGACTACAGTACCGATGAGGGTATAAATATCCGTGAGGGAATCTATGCCAAAACAGTGATGGAAGTAGGCAAGCCAAATGACCTAGGGCTTTACCTTAAAGTTGCTCCCTTCCAGATTCTAAAAAGAGGAAGCGTAGGCGATTGGGCGCAATTTGTTCAAAATTTCGGAGACCCTCTTGTAGATGCAGTGTGGGATGGTTTCGATGAAAGCCAGCGGGTAAAATTGCTTAATGCCATTGCGGCCCTTGGCAGTGGTGGCGCAATCGTAAGGCCAGCGGGAACCGAGATCAACTTGATAGCCAATCCATCCAGTGCCAATGGAGACCTGCAAAAGAACTTTAAGAGTGAAATGAACAAGGAGATCTCGAAAGGACTTATTGGGTCTACGGAAACCACCGAGGCCAGCAGTGCAAGCGGTTACGCCCAATCCAAAACGCACGAGGGACAGGATGAGCGTAAGAATGAATCTGACATCAATTTTACCAGAAGAATTCTAAACAGCCGCTTCATTAAAATCCTTGGGGCCCATGGATTTGATGTACATGGTGGGCACTTCATAGTTCAGGGTGAAGATAACGAGCTCACTATGAAAGAGAGCTTTGAAATCCATAAAGGACTTCACGAAATGGGACTGCCTATGAATTATGATTTCTTTTATGACACGTACGGCATCCCCAAACCTGATAATAAATCTGACATCCTACGGCCCAAAACACAGGAGACGGAAGACACCGAGCAAAAGCCCGATAAAAAACCGAAAGCCAAACAAGAGCCAGAGGAGGGGCCAAAAAAAGAGGAGCTAAAAAGTATGTCCAGATTCCTTAAACTCGTCAGCGGTTTTTTTCCAAAAGCCCCGGGAGTGATGACGACCGGGGCGATGACGGACTGTTGTGGCAACCACCACACCATTAAGCTGGCACTTTCTGCCGAGCCTGATTATTCCAAGCTTTTCCAAAAGGTCAAAAAGGCCGAGGGAAAGGCTTGGCTCTATCCTGAATTGGTCTGGCACAATATCCAAGTGCTGTTGGATGGATTTGAAAGGGGCTGGAAAAACAAGGAGCTGGTAAAGCTAATGGATTTGGGCATTGCCTATGGAACCACAGACCCCAAGATGCATACCGCTTGGGAAATGAACCTGTTCAAATTCTCCACGGTCAAAGGAGCCTACCAATCAGCCGAGGTAAACAAGCTCTTTAGGCAGGCCAAAAACTTTAGGGAATTTGAGCGCATGGTAAAGAAAACCTTTGGGGTGACCAACCGCCAGTGGCTCATTACCGAGTACAACACCGCCTACCAGACAGCCGAGGCGGCCAGTACCTATTACAGGCTTTTGGAACAGCAAAACACTTTCCCATACTGGCAATACAAAACCATAGGGGATGATAGGGTAAGGGATAGCCATCGCTCCTTACATGACATCATATTGCCAGCCAACCACCCGCTATGGAAAAAGATATTTCCGCCTAACGGGTGGGGCTGTAGGTGCTATGTCGTGCCAAGGCTTGCAGGGGAAGTAGACCCGGCAGAGGTTGAGGCCAATATCAAGTTTGTAGAGGATTACTTGGCTACGGATGAGGAATGGAAGAAAGCCGCAAAGCAGGGCTTTGGTAGCAATGCCGCCGACACCATGGAGGTATTTGACAACTCCCAAAGCTATTCCAACAAACCAAAGGCCGTGGAAAAAAGAGCCGGAGACCTGACCGCCGAAAACTGGGGCATGAAGCCAGCCAAAGACTTGCAGGCCAAAGCCGAGAAGGAAGCCGAAAAAGCAGAGCGGGCTATCATGGATGAGCTGTGGGGAAAATTCAAAATCGAGGGCGGTCAGCTCAGGATAAACGACTATCGAAACCGAGAACTGAGCATGCCCAAACAGGCTTTTGATAAGCTGGCCGATACCGATGCCTATCTATATGCCGGGCAACTGGATAGCATCCTAAATAATCCTGATGAGGTATGGATTAACAACCAGCAGGGAGACGCTTTCGACAGCTTTGTATATCTCAAGTACTTCAAAAATGAAATCATCCGGGTAAACACCAGACTTGACGAAAGCGGCAACCTTAGACTCGTGGACTTTGGCACCGCAGACGAAAAAACCAGAAGGGGGCTGGTAGTCAAAAAATGAGCAAGATAGATTTATGGTTTGACAACTTTGACAACCGACTGGATGAGGCGGCGGGCATCATTGCCGAGACGGCTACCGAGTACTACAAAGAGCGGTTTATCAAAAAGGAATGGGACGGGCAGGCGTGGCCAGCCTATGGAACCCCAGACAGGGAGCCACAAAAGGGCAGTCTTATGATGCGTACAAACAATCTCTTTAGCTCGGTAAGGCCATCGGTAGTAGAACCTAACCGGGTGGTTATATCAGCAGGGAGCAATAAGGTAGGCTATGCCCGGGTACACAATGAAGGCCTTAGGGTGCGGGGCGTGCAGTACGTGCGACCGCACCACCGCAAAAGCCAAAAGAGCAAACCTCACCAAGTCAAAGGCCATGCCCGTAAGATTGATTTCACAATGCCTAAACGTCAGTTTATGGGCATCAACAAAGAGCTGACCGATAACATCATCAACCGCCTGAAAATGGCATTTAACCAAAAATGATATGCAATTTATCTATGAGAAAGTATTGGCAAAGCTTCAGGAAATCCCTGAGCTGAGATGGATAGACCTGGACAAAGGCCAGCTGGATAGCTACGAGACAAGGCCAAATGTAAACTTCCCATGTGCCCTTATCAGCATGCAGTTGCCGAGGTGTGAGGACTTGGGAGCCAAAAAGCAACAATGCACCGCTCTGGTTACGATTAGGCTGGGCTTTGACTTTTCGGGCAACACATCCTCAGTCACACCCGAGGCAGAGCGAGCCAAGAGCCTTGCCTACTTCGACCTTTGCGAAAAGGTATATCAAAAACTGCAAGGCTGGAATGATGAGAACATCAACAAATTCAGCCGCCAGAACTTCAGGGAGGAAAGAAGAGGGGACAATTACAAGGTAGTGGCCATTCCGTTTAGTAGTGGGTTCTTGGATTTCTCGGCGGCGATGTAGTTATTTGTTTTACACAAACACTTATAATCATGGCCCATTTAAAAAACAAACAAGAGCTTGAAGAATTTCTAAAGGATTTTCGTGAGGCGGTTCTAGAAGAATTTGAAATCCACGGTGATGCTACTTTTTTTCAAGAGCAGCATTTCAATGAAAGAATGGAAAGTGTAGGGGAAACATTCTCCATCTTGATTGGGAAAAAAGGAGTTAAGTCTTTAGAATCTCTAAAGCCTCAACAAGACAGTGTTATCAGCTTGCCGTTTATATATGGGTCACAACCAATATTAAAAAAGGTATTCAGTCAGTTGACAAGCTTGAAAAAAGGACAGTCAATCCATATTGATGTAAATCTCATTTTATCGGAAATGAAAGATTTTGACAAGGACTTAATAGACGAATTGAATCCAATATATCAGTTTAAAAGTAAAACAGACATCCTTAAGGAATTCATTGAATTTGCAATTGCTAATGTCGGCTTTAATGCTTCTGAGGGATTCTGTGATAAAATGAGAGGATTGTTTCTTGTTAAGAAGTAGCTAGCTTACTTCGTACTTTGTACCTCGTACTTCGTACTCAATTCCTACTCATCACCGCCCAATTAAAATACCCGTAGAGTTTTCGTAATTCTGCGGGTGTTTTGTTTTCAGCCACTAAGGATTTTATAAGGTCGGTCTTTTTGTTTAGACGCTGGATGATCACATTCGGGCTTAGGCTAAATTCCTCGCTGAGGTTCAAAAGGCAGTCATCATATCGGAGGCGGCAAAGCTGGGCGTGGTAGTAGTATCGGTGGGCTAGCTTCACGTCCCTTTGTTCGAGGTAAACATTACGCTTTCCCTTCTCACCTACCTCATCGGGCAGGGAGCTGGTGATAATCGACTCATAAAGCGCATTCTTACCTCTCATTTAAAAAACTCAAAAACTAATGTTCCAAAAATATGGATATTCCACATATTGTGGCGAAAAAGTTACGCAACTAAAAAAGCCCCTCGATGTTCGAGAGGCTTTAGTAAAAGTAAAAAATCAAAATCAATTTCTATAAATGGCGTTCCGGGCTTTCACTTCTAATTGCTCCCTAGTTTCTTCTGATAAGTTTGGAGCTATTTCAAATCCATCTGTATTTACTACTTTAAAGGATTCAAAGTTAGTAGTCCAAACATTATCCAAAGCCTCCTCCATTTGCCTATGGGTCTTTTCCATGGAGTAAAAGTATAAGGCCGCATTGAAATAAGCCAAGCTATCATTTTTCTCTTTGAACTCTCTTCTTTTCTCCGTTTTGCCGTCATTTTCAAAAACGGTTACCACATAACCCTTTTCAGTTTCGCAACCTACCAAGACCAGCAATAAGCCTAAAACAATAAATCTTTTCATAGTGCTAAGTTTAAAATTGTAGCCAAATTTAGTTATTACGGTGGAAACTCCAATGCTTCATCAATATCCGTCTTCTATCCGGTGTAACTTTAGGCTCCGGCACCTTGATGATCATCTCCGCCGATTCGGGGTAAAGATCGTCCACTATCTCAAAAGCATAATCAAAGGGCTTTGAATTTACGTGATCGATCACCCGCCACTCGGCAAACTTACGCCCGAAATATAGGCCCGCCGACCCGCCGACCACAAACCCGAATCCCAAAAAGGATAGGGCTGTATAGATTGTCATTAATTCGTGCATCATCTCAGTAAATGGGTTTTGATGGTCTTTTTAAAATCCTTTTCAGCTTGGTCAGTCATTTCCTCCGGAAGTCTGACAGTCAACTTACGCTTATAGGCTGGCGCATCAAATAAAGCCATCAGCCCGGCACAAAAAGCCATTATCATATAAACAGGTAACAAAATTATATCCTTAACATTATGGAGCCATGCCCTTGATTCCAATGTATATTCATTGCCATCCTGCTTGAGCTTCCAAAAGTGCCACTTATAAGCCAAGTCTATTCTATTGATGATTTTTACAAATTTCTTTTTCATTTTCATATCAAAATCTAAAGTTTGTCCAGTGATAAATAACCATTGAGCCGCCCGCTCTTTTTACTCCATTTTTCTCCTTAGGCTTATCTCCCATCCAGTACTTCTTAAAATCATGGACGCCTAAGAACCCATCTGAAATAGTAAAATCAATAATCTCCTTTGCAGACAACCTCCGCCCATCTACATGGATATCCATTCCCCATTTACCACCCCAGTCCTTTATTAGTATTCTCACGTCTTGAGTGCTTACCAACTTTTCCTGACTGGAAATTTTCTCACAATTCTTTGTCCTAAGCCCAGTGTACATGTGAATAGTCTCCCCGATTTTAGGAGTGATTTTCCTCCTAGTTCTGACGGTAAAAATTTTAGTACCGTTCTCAATCGGCTCTTTAAACCTCTTTTTAAATCCTATCAACATATCAAATCCCTTTTTCCAGTTGTTTTCTCCTTTTAAAAGCTTCTATCATTTCCGCCTTTTTCAGGCTGGGGTCTACTCCTGTAAGCTGGCTCAAGGCCGTTTTATTTAGCTTCATGAGTTCCTTTTTCCACTCATCGCCATATGGCTCATAATCTTTTTCTATGGAAAGTATTCCTGCCCATGGGTAAAATTTAATAAAATCTTCCTTAGCCAATTCCTCAGTATCTGCTTCAATTTTAGTAGACCATTGAGGCTTATCTTTCACCCTAAGCCAGGCAGCGCCTGTATAAACTATTTTAAAAACCATTTTAAATACCTTTTAAGAATGACAAATAAACCTTTTCAAACGTGGTGACCACCGCTGGCAAATCCTCATAGGGGATTTTGTCTAGTGGCCTTTTCTGCTTGGTGTACTTTTCACACCAAGCGTTGACCCGCCTCATATCTACCTTGCCGCTCGACAGCTCCCAGCCCATCTCATGCGCCATGCTTAGGATTTTTCCAACCATGGCATCTTTATCCGACTTGCCGATGAGAGAATCTATAAGTGCATTGGTCTCGGCGTGGGTCATGTCAGTGAGGTGGGTAGTACGCCCGTTGGTGTACTGCATTACTATTTCCTCTTTATTGTCAGTCCATCCTTTTTTTGCAAGGAGACCTCTTACGAACTTGATTTGATTGGTTGTCATATTAGTAGAATTCAGCTGATATCTTTGTTGCCAGTGCTCTCATATACTTTGCTTTTTCTTTCCACTGCTCTCTTTTATCCATTTCGGCAGCAGACCCGTAACCTGTCAGTTTTCTATTTCCTATCTGAAGGCACCGCTTTTCTTCTCTGTCCAAAAGGGTCAGGACTGTTCCAAACTCCTCTTCGTCAAGTAATTCACTTACTGTTTGTCTCATGGTAGTTTTTCTAGAATTTCATCCACCCTTGATACCATCCCCTCAAACTCCGAATCAGGTACGCAATCAGGATGCACATTCATTGAATTTCTGATTCCCTTTACAGCCTTCATTAGAGACTCATACTTTTCAAGGGGTATGATTAAAAAATCATTTTGCACCCATGGCAGAATCGTAAACTCCTCTTCTACCCACTTAACACCAGCTTCAAAATCCTCCGAAATAGCTTTTACTGCGGCTTTGTTTTTAAGTTGGTCTTCACCTAATTGCTTTTTGGCATGTGCTTTAGAGGCGGCTTTAATTGTTTTTCTAATTGTTTTGTTTTCCATAATCATTTTTTTGTCTTTTAATGTGAAGTTTAGCTTCTTTTTTAGTGGCAAATGTCCCGCAATACATAGGGGAAAATCCTCCAAAAAAAACATCATATGAATTACTTCCCTTATCAAATTTGATTGAATACCTTTCCATAATTTCTAGCTTGTTATTTGGCTCCATGGATTCTGGAAAGCCTCTTTTTTCAAATAATTTTCCGGGTCTAGTTTGGCACGGTTGCCCATCCGTTTGAGGTAGCTGTTGTAAGCTGGAATGCTCATGAGGCAGGTTATTTTTTCAGCATCGGTAAGCTTCTTATACAGCGGCTCACAGCGCTTGCGGTTTACCTTCTTTCCGTAAGCTTCCCAGAAGGCATCAAAGGAAAGGTCGGGTGGAATCATCTCCAGTTTGCCTTTTATTTTGCTTCTGATTTCTTCCAGATTTTTCAAACTGAGCGGCAAGTGAGTAAGTATCCATTTGATTTGCTCCTGATTCATCGAAGCGTTGTTGTGGAAGTAGGCCAAAAACCCGCCCACGTAGCCAAAAACAACGTTTCCAGAAAAACTGGAACTGGTCAAAACATATTTTTCCATGTGCTTTACCCCTCTGTTTCTAGTAAAACTTTTGACGCTACCCCCCCCTTTTCAGAGTGGATTTTGATGCTTTCCCCCTCCCTTTCGGAGTCGGAATTTTCAAAAAGCCCCGCCTGTTGGTCTGGCTTTTTACCCTTTGCCCCCTTGCCTTTCTTGGGGGTTCCTTCCGTTACCCGCTTGGCGAAAAAGGCGGGATTCAACTCCCTTGCCCTTTCTTCCCACACTAGGTAAGGCTCAAATCCCCCAAAGCGGTTTTTCTCGGGATGGGCAATATACTTGCTGACAAATATTCCCATACCGCCATCAAACAGGATTTTCGAACTGATTTCCTTTTTCAATGCCCCGTTCTTATTGGAATGGGAAATGAAAATAAAGGCCTTCTTTTGCCCGTACCTGTTTTTGAGGTAGGTGTAATCGGCCCAGCTGAAACCCGTATAGTCTATACTGTCTATAAAGATGAAATCGGGACTGTTACGCTTTTTGAGGTAGTTGTCCAGGTCTTCTAATAGACCTACCCCCTCTGTGCCTTCTATGGGGTCTATGGGGTAGAATACCCCGCTTTCCTCATCCATCCGGTTCCGCTTGGTAGCTTCCTGCAAGTCGGAGCCGTGGCGCTGTTCGTAGGAGAGCCATGCTACCTTGCCAAACTGGCAAAGCATCTTAGCCATCTGCATGCAAAACTCTGTCTTACCGTTGCCCGAAAACCCGTAAATCACTGCACTGAAATTATATGGTATTTTACCCAGTGTCCCTGCAAACTTTGTATCACCGATGGGCAGGAACTTAAATCGCATCTGGTGAAACTGCTTTACTCCAAGTACTTTCATTTGGTCTTATCTCACAATTTTTTGTTTCAAAATAGAACCACAACTCCCGCACTTCACCACGTCTATTCTCCCCCTCGTACAGGAGTCGTAATTCTCTACTTCCTTAGGCTTCTGATTTGGGCAACACTGCTTCATGTTCCTTTCTCATTAGCTCCGCAATCATTTCAGCCACACCGTCTACTCTTTTACAGCAGGCTTGTTTTAATGGGTGTTCTATACCCCTTCTTTCCAATGTCTCCTTAGCCGCGATGTATAGAGCCCCCGCTTTTACCAACTCCCTTATTCGGCCTTGAATGCCTTGTTTGGCAGTGGGTTTCCAACTTTTAATGTGCCAAGGCCAGCTAAAAGGATATTCAGTCCTATGCTCGGGTTCCATCTGATAAGTTGCCGCCGCCAATATTAAGTCCTGAGGATTGTTCCAATTGTCGTCATGTTCCGGGGTGAAGCCCTTTACCTCAATTTGCCTTTTCCTCTCATCCTTGATGAGTTTAATGGCCTTCTGAAGGTGTGTTAATTCAGTCATATCGAAGCAAAGTTTAGCTGTATATCCTCATACTCACCCCGCTCATTCCTTACCCATACTTGGTAATACTCCCTTGTGCCCGGTCTCCTGATAGCCTTATCAATAAGCCCCATTGCTTCCGTGTAAAGTGGCTGGTTTATCCTGCTGGTATATCTCCTTAGACCAAGCACTTTCTTTGTATCAAGCTTTCCGTTTTGCCTGTTGAAAGCATCCATAACTAGCGGCTTCATATAATCTTTAGCCCCATCAAGCCCAACTCTTAAAAATTCGTCCAGCTTGTCTTTAGCCAGCTGGATAGTGTTCTCGTCGAATACAATAATAGAGTTCACCTTTACCATTATCTTAATACTCCTGTCGAAGTTGTAAAAGGTTGCGGAGCCTTTCCCCTTGCCTAACTGACCATTTTCTTTCACAAATAGCTCGTATAAACGCTCCGCCTCGGCTATAAAATTCTCCTTGAAGGATGTTAGCCCATAGTGTAGCTTTGAGGCCTCTGTAGCCAGTTTAAATAGGCTTACTTCAGCGGCTCTTTCAAACTTGGTAGTTCTGTCATAAGGGATGCTGGTCCCCGCTTCGTCTTTCCACAGCTTATCGCTGGATTTTTGTTTTGTGATGTTCATCTTGGTATTTGTCTAAATGATTGTTTAATTCTGCTAATCTGCTGATCATGTCAAACCTAGTCTGCCAATCGGCGTTTGGGCGGTTGCGTAGCCAGTCCTCGGTTTTTTCGATTTCGGCTAGTACCTCCTCCGGGGTCTGTTTTGTTAATTCCCGGTTATTTGATAGGCTCGTAGTAGTCAATTCCACGTCTAATTTTTGTTTTTTTATAATTATACTTACCCATATAGAATTGAAGCATTTTCCTATTGAAAGGCGTTACATTGCTTGTAGCCTCAAAGGACTTTCCTAGCTTCATTTGTGCCTCCGCTTCATCTCTCGTTCTGACAAAAGTGATAGCCTGACTGCTTTTTGATTCTTCTGATTTTCCCATGTTAGGCATATTCCTTGTCGATATCGTTTACAATCTGCCGGGTGATGATGCATTCATACTGGTAATGTTCGCCCATTGATTGCTCTATCTGGTTGAACCAGCAATACAGGGCTTTGGCCTCCTTGCTGTTGAGCTTCAGGCTGAATCCCGTTTTGTTGTTGAATTCGGCTTTCTTTATCTTGGCCCTGATGCGGTCATTTACCCCGTCCACCAGTTCTGTCAAAAGGCTATCAGCCATATTGGTAGGCTGGTGCATTCTGAGTGCCGCCGTGAGTAGGTAATGGATGCCTTCCAGCTGGGTTCTATTTAGTTTGAAGTTCATATTTCTCTAAGTGATTTTTGATATTCTGGTACCGCTGAGATACTTCCTTATAGATTTTTACATGTTGGCGGATTTGGCTTATTTGTTTGGTCACATTAGACCTGTCACGCCGGGTGAAATCTGCTATCTCCCAATGCCTATATTCTTTAGAAAGGAATAGATAAAACATCTGCCTAGCCTCAGAAAATGGCTTTTTCTTTGTGAAGCCTAATAGTTCGCTTTCCTTGATGTCATATTCCAGACATACCGCTATCAATACCTTTTCTTTCATCGCATCACCTCCTTTATTATGCGGTGCATCATAGTACTGTATGTCCGCTCCAAGATTACCGAGTGGGGGCGAAACCCCACGTCATTGGCATCGTGCAGGGCCGTGTAGGTCTGCAACCTGTCATCCAGCCCCATGCTATAGGCTACCTCCAAAAAGAGCCTGTCACGCTTCAGCCAGTGCATTTTCCACCAGCTCCAAAACTCCTTATGATACACTACCTCGCGCACGATGGGAAGATCTTCCCCATATTCGGCTTTGAGATATTGATAGCCCATTTCCTCCTGATACTGGGCATACTGCATATCATCCCAGTTCAGGGCGTTTTGCACCTGCATTTTTACAGTGGCATTCTCCCTGCGTACCTTTTCTATGTGGGTGATTTTCTTAGTCTGCGTTTTCATCGTTTAGGGTATCGTTAAAAAGTTCCATTGCTTTCTCTGTAGAAATATTCTGTACTGAGGTGATTAACAGACCGTGGTCATCACCACCCGTTTCCATATCATGAAAGGAGGGCTTATATCCTTTGTCCATAATATCCGTTATCGCATCCTCAATGCCTTGCCAGTCTGGCTGTGCTTTCCAATCCCAAGTAAAGGCGTGGTTTATGATTATATATTCTTTGCGTCTGTACATGATTACCCCCTGTTCTTTTCTGCGTGTACCAATCTCTTTACCCTCCTCAAATCACCCTCAGACTCATTGATGATGCGCTTTACTGTAAGGGCATCCTGCACCCCGTTAGCCAAGCAAATGGCGGTAATATCCTTGTCGTTAGGCTTTGGAATAGGAATGAATTTCCGTCCAAGACGGCTGTAAATCTCCTTATACCCCTTGCGGTTGAGTCTTAAGCCCTTCTCTATCCGCTTCTCTAGGTGGTCGGTTGCCATCAGTACTATCCCGCATTTGCCCTCTAGCATGTTGTACAGCGTGATGAAAAAATACAGTACCTGATCACTCAGCTTGTCAGCCTCATCAAGGATGATAATGGGGTTTTCCGCCCGCTGGATGCTCGTGATTATATGGTGCATCATGTCCGCTACCGTGTAGCCTCCCGAGTCCTTACCCATCACCCTAAGTAGCTCGGATAGGAAAGTTTTCCTATTGTACCACTCGTTGCACTTCACCATAAAGACATTTTCCTTTGCCGTAAAAAGCTCCCCGGTAAAGGTCTTACCCGTACCCGCCTCGGCTATTATTCCAAATACGTTGGCATGTAGCCGGGCATCCTCAAAAAAGACATTCAGCCCCTTGCTTGAGCGGGTTTCCACGGCTACCCAGTCTTTTACCATTACCTGAATGGCCACATTCCTCCAAGCCTCATCACTGATGGCATCCCATTTGCCATTTAGCATATGGGAAATGTAAGCCCCGCTTACTTTTGTAAGCTGTTTGGAAGCCTTGTTAGCCGATCCGCCAGCCACATTTTGCACGTAGTTGCGTAAATCCTCAGCGATTTGCTGTTTTCTGTCAGTCGAAAGTGTTTGATTTGTACTCATATTCATTTTTAGTTAAGATTAAGGCGGTTGCCCCTCGCACGGGTGCCGCCATTTTTTATTGATTTATACTAAGTCCCAAGCGTTAAATTCGTCTTCATCATCCTCGTTGGGTTGGGTAAGTTTACCCGCCCCGTTGCCCATTGCCGTTACTAGCTTTTGGTCTAAATGGGTTACCGATTTCGTCATTACCCCAGCCTGTAGCCTGGCTTCGGCATCCGCCAGAAGCCTGCCTTCCACGTCTCCGGCCCACTCCCTGATAAATGGTATTAGGGTGTTACCCTCCTGTTGCAATGCCCGTATTCTGGCCGCATCACCCTCTTCATAGTCAGCCAGTGCGGCTGGTGTTCTTCTGAACTCCTCCGCGACAAAGCGGGTGGTTTTCCCGTCCGTTACCAGTACCTTGCTTAGGTCTGAGGGGTCATATATCACCTGCATTTTCTTACCGATATGCTGTAGGATTTGCCCTTGGCTCAATTCGTATTGGCGCTTTTGGCCCATTAGGGTAGGGACAATACCCTTATCCGTAATGGTGTTCTTTTCGATGTGCTTTACCCCAAAGGTGGATAGGTACATTTCTTCGTTGAAAATGCGTTCTTGGCTCTTTTTGCTTGCCATGAGTGCAGTTAGCCACTCCTGTTCTCTAGTCATGTCGCATCCTTTGCGCTTGGTATTGCGGAGAGCCTGTATAAAAGAGGCAAGTAGATATGGAGCCTCCTCTATATGAGGGAAATTCTTGGTAGAAAGGGTGTCTGGGTTGAGGTTTTCCTTTGCCTTAATGTTATGCCCTGCATAGTTCTTAGGGAACATTTTCTTAAGTACCTGATGCCAAGTTGTGCCAAAAGAACCTTCCACATACTTGGAGTATGGGTTTTTAAGCTCTGCCGGGGTACTCTTGGCCATAGACTTGTAGAACTGGCCCAATTCGTTTTCCTGTTTGTTATCCAATGCCCAGCGGTCAGTTTGTATCTGTTGCCACATGTACTGATTCCCGGTCATTTTCTTCACATATCTGGCGGCATCCCTATAGGCATCCTTAATGAGCTGGATGGTTACCGTATGGCCAGCGGCATAGCCCAAAGGCATATCATTGTAGGTGTCATAGACCACGTATAGGGTAAGCTTAAACCACTTGTTTTCGGGTATTACCCTTGTCTTTCCATTGCGGACAATGGTGGTTTCCGGCTTGTAGAAATATACGTCCCACACGTTATCATCGGAGTTGATGAATAGTAAAGGGGCACTGGCTCTCTCTCTGGATATCTTCTTTTTGATTTTAGCCCTGACCTTACCCTCACCTTCTTGGAATAATAGGAGGTAATTTTTCCACTTTTTCCGCCAGTACCCCACTGTACCCGGTGTAATATCATCCTTACCGTTTTCCCTTGCCCAATCATTATAGGCATCGGCTATCACGGTATCATCATGTCGGTTTCTTTGCTTTAAAAGAGCTTTCAAAAAGTCCTCATCCACCTTTTTGGTATAGGAGTTGCCAAACTTGTGAAGGTTAATCAATTGCTCATAGCCCCCTTCTTGATACTTTTTGAGGGCTGTTTTAAGCCTTTTACCTTCTTTGTCGGCTGGAAGCTTGACGTTTTTCAGCTTAATCATTTCAGAGGCCTGTTGCCAGAATTCCATTACCGAAATATTGAGCTCCCTTTTCAGAGCCTTTTTATCCTGGGTAAGCCTGCCTAGCATGTTGAGCCAAGTCGCCGCCTCTGTATATCGGTGGACGTAATTGATTTGTGGCTTACCCTTAAGGTCTTTATCTGTGGCTGGGAGCTTATCCCCATTGGGAAGGATGTAATCAGTGTAAAACCGCTGGGCTTTGAAATCCCATTCCAGACTGTTAAGGATGGGCTGGCGGGAGGCATATACATAAGGGTCGCCATACAGCTCCCTTACCATTCGCCTGTACTTGATGGGCAAAGATTCAAATTCAATGAGTACTTTCCTGCCATTACCCCCAATGCCATGGACGGTAATGTTTCCTTTATCCTTATGATAGTAGAAGTTATCTCTATTGAAAACAGAGGGAACTAACTCATCATACTCAAGGCAAAGTTTACTGAAATGGTACTCCAT